TTCAATTGTCGAGACGCAATTCCTGATGCCGCGGTGTAGAGGTTGCCCGCCGCCGAATCTAATGGATTTTTCCATAGACCCACTTGTCTAAAATCGTTATCAACAAAAAACTTACCACTCTCTACGCCGCTGGGTTTTGAGTTAAACATGATAGAACTAGATTTTAAATCGTCTCTTGGATCGGCACCAAAACCTAGAACTGGTGATAAAACTGCGCGGGCTGTTGCGCCAGTGCCAGCACCACCGGACATAGTTACTGATGCATAATCATAACCACTGCCATGCAATAATGCTCCGGACCCGTTAGAATCTAAATCAATTTTTACTACGGCACCGCCAGAAACTGATGCAACACCTGCGGCGGTTGTTCCATTACCGGTGATCGCTACCGTTGGTGCGGATGTGTATCCGGTGCCTCCAGATGTTACAACGAATTCACCAATTTGCCCAATTACGGCAGCATCTTGAATTGTTTCTTGTTCAATTTCTGTGGCGGTTGAACCACCAGTTGTTGCCGCTTGTAATTTAACCGGCATATAATTTGAAGAAAGATATTTGTTGGCATCAGACGCGGAAATAGTATATAAGAATTTCCAAACATATCCATCAGATGTAGCAAAGGATGTTGTGGCAGAACCTGTTGGTTCTACAGATGATTGCGAAATATTACCCGCAGAATCTTTACCCTGTTGCAAACAAATATAAACAGCATTGGCTTCCGTTAAAACGTAATATTTGTATGTAGGATATCCCGATTGATTATCGTCATATGCACTATAGATGGTACCAGCAGACCAGTTATTTCTAGGCACAACAAACGTAACACCAGCAGACAATTTCAGTGATTGTGATCCCAATCTAAAATTTCTAATTTCTTTATTAGTGTTGACTGGAGTAGGAACAGTATCCGAATCATCCCATACTGTTGATTTACCGATAGTAAGATAATAATAACTAGAATCGGCATTAACATCGTCAATAATACTTTGAACGAACTGTTTTTTCATTTTATCGGTAATAATGGCTACCATTGTTTATCTCTCTTTATGTAACTGTTATATATTGAGTTGAAGCTGAATCAAAGCCTAACAAGAACCAATTCGCTCCAGCCCAAATAGCTTCGGTCGCACCGTTTTGAATAATACTAAATGATGTTCCTTGTCCAAAGCTTACTGGTGTGACAGTCGTTGCGCCCGCCCCTATGTTAACAAATTTCTTACTTTCACCGGTGACACTGCCGTCGGCAAGGGTCGCTGCTACTGCGGTACCTCTATTAAAAATTGTAAATGGTACTAAAAGCGAAACGGCTGGAGTAGCACCTGTAAGTGTTTCGGATGTATAGGCCACTTTTGTTTTTATGTTGACCGCGCCTGTACCTTTTGATGTAAGAGACAGGTTGATATTTGTATCATCTCCAACAGCGGCAACATCAGGATGTGACCCAGTTGCCGCATTGGTAACCTTAATATGATTTATAGCGGAGGCGGTAGCTGGAGTTTCAATTATTTCTGCTCCAGAGGCATCATCAATTGATGTTGTTATTCTTGGTGTAGTAATATTTGGTGTTGTTAGTGTTTTATTTGTTAGTGTCTGAGAATGATCTTGAAATACGAATGTATCCGAATCTGTAAGTGCTGGTAAATTAACATTTCTATCTGCCGCGAGATTCGCAACAGCGAAGACGTATTGGTGTGATGAATCCAAATCATTTATTTGTGGAGTGTTAATAACTGGACTGATTATTGTTTTGTTCGACAATGTTTGAGTGGCCGAATCCATAATAATATTTCCTGTAGCATCAGGAATATAAACATTTCTATCCGCTGTCGGATTTATAACAGACACTCTTGTTTCGAACGCATCTAATGCCGATCCTTCAAAGACAATCATGTCACTATCAAGTGAAATTCGAGTTGATAGTGTATTGCTATCTCCTCCAAAATGTGTGTAGATGTCTACAAAATTTTGATTGAGTTTGGTGCCTGCGTCACGGAGGGTATCTCCTGTGCCATCATTAGCCGTTGTTCCAATGCTTATGTTTTGTCGAGTCATGTTCTACCTTTAGAATTCTATTTGTTTTATTTATATGTTTTTAGTCGGAATCTTGATACCGGAACTTATTATAATCAGAAAGTCTTGCGTTAACTGGTTCACGTCGTCGCCGCCACGATACCTGCGTCGGTCACATCCTCATCCCACATGCGCACCAACTTCACGGTTCCCATGTAGTCGTAGCCAAGGTCAAGGTCGGTGGCAGACAAGTCGGGTAGTGCAACGGGCGTGGTGTTTTCAACGTAGGAAGTCCCATCTGCTGCACCGTTGATGAAAGTGGACCCGTGGCGGGAAGCGATGTTGAGCGGTTGCAGGATTCCCGGAGCGTAAGCTTCCGTCCCGGCGTCCGTGGCTTGGTCATACACGTTGTTAGCAGTTTGTTGCGTAATGTAGCGCCCGACTAGAGCGCCAGAGGTGTCGATGCGAGATAGCATTTGATCGGTGCCGCCAAGACGCCAGCGCCAAAATACAATTTCCGACGAATTGCCCTCATCAGCATACGTCATCCGCCCCTGCATCTGGATGCTGATCACATTCGGCGTGGTCCAAGGCAGCTTGGCGCTTGGGATAGTCAGCGTCTCTGCGGCGCGGGTGGCTGTGGAGCCTGTCGTGAAAATGTAGCTGGAGGGGGTGGAGCCTGCTTCGAATTGTGCGCCGAACCAAAGCACAGATGACGTGCTGTCCAAGTCCACAAGTTCGACGCCATCAGTTTGCGCAAGAAGCAACTGCACCGAACCAGCTGTATCCGCAGCGTCAGTTGTGAAGGTGATCGAGCATCTGTAAATTCCGCCGCCAAAATCCTGTATTGTGCCAGTCAGCCCGGCGTTTTCAGTGCCGACCGTGCCGCTGGACAAATCAAACCAAACGGAACCATTCGCGGGGGTGGTAAATCCAGCCGCTTTTAAGGCAATAAGGGATAGCTGATCGGCCTTTGCAAAAACCGAAAACGTGTAGGCTGTTGACGTTGATACCGTTACGTTTTGCGATAAATAAACTGAGTTGCTTCCGGTGGAATTATCGTCGGTCAACTTGTTAAAGGAATTTAGCCCGTCCGGGCCCGTGCCTTGAGCAGAGGCGATTGCACCACGAACAAAACCAGACCACGCAGACCCGTCATTGCTGCTTGGCATTAAATTCGTCCGCGCTTCGCTCTCAAGCAGCAGACCTTCGTTCACCCACGCCGAGCCGTTGTAAACATGATGCCCGGTGCGGGGGAGATACACAGCGGCAGAGGTGGTGGGGACGTAGCTATCGCCCGTGGCGGGGTTGTTGACCATGCCGCCAAGATCATCACTGCGGTATAGATGTGCGCCCCAGATGTAAGCTGATGTGCCAGAGGTTTCTGTTCCACTGCCGTTACCATCTGCTAACAAGAAGACAGTTAAGACTGAAGTATCTGAGGTATTGTGAGTGTTATTTACCTCACACAAGTACCACCCATTACCAACATCAGTAATACTTGCACTATCTGCTGAAACGGTCCCAGTTACACCATTAACCAAGTCAAAGTATGTTGACCCGTTTTCGTGGTAAATTCTAAACCACTGATGATCGACGTACTTAACATAAACGCTTACCGTATACTTCTCACCATTGGTGAGTATGTTACTTACAGTTTGACTTATTTCAGCCGAAGTACTCGTGTGGCTAATCTCATCAGCCGTAGTCGTACCATCAGGAGCCGCAGCAGCATTAGCTGTTACTGTGGTGGCAACATCAGCCCAATCACTAACAGTAAAGTCCTCAGAATACTTCAGCAAGTTATGTGGTGCCCACTTCAGCACCCCATCGCTGTCAACCATCGTCGCCAAGCTGGCCCGCGAGAATGTCAGCGCATCGGAGAGCGCCACACTAAGGTCGTTCGCGCGGTATTGATACGTGCTGAAGTCAGCGACAAACTCAGGACTAAACTGGTTGCCGAGGATGCCATAGGGGTCCGCAGCAGAAACAAAATCTACTGTGAATTCATCGAATGTTTCCAGAGTATTAGAGAATCCTACAGACTTAATGGTACCATCCGAATCTTTATCAAGTGTCTGTGAATTGGCACTTAGGAATTCTTTTATAGTATTGTATTGATTATCTGTACCAGAAATTATTGAAGATGCAACAGGATTGATAACAAGGGCAAGATTAATTCTTTCTGCACTGAGATCGGAATCTTCTGAATCCGGAACAATTCCAGTAATTGAGGACAAAGTTGCGAATTCTGCTGGTGTGGCTGTACCAAGAACGAGATATTCACCTGCACTAGAATCGATAAGAACTGTAGGACCAGTGCAAGAACCTGATGCAACACCAATCAATTGAACATCGCCCGCGATATAAAATCCTGATGGGTGAACAAATTTTTGAAATAGTTTCCTCCATTTAGTAATGGAAACACCGGATGTCATTAGAATAGAAAAAATTTGATATCGTTTATCATCACGGATATATTTTAAATATTCTGGACCTAATTTCGATTCGTTAAGAATAAACATATCATTTTTCGGATAAGTTATTGTAGCATCTTCTCCAAAGAATGCGTTGAAAAATCCATTAGCCGATATTTCTCTACCTTTTGTGCGATGAAAATATGCAATCAATTTTGCTAAATGTCTGGGATCAACGGTCGAGTCAAAATCGTCTATTTTGACATTATAACCAATTTCATAAAGAAGTTCATCCAAATCCGATAGAGTATTAGATTCGGCTTCCCTAAGTTGATATATTGTCTGAATTACATAAGAAAAAGAATCTCTTCCGCCGTCATCATCTTCTATATAATCATAATATTTTTCAAGAAATGTGACAAGAGTTGGATATGCCGTGCGGAAATATTCAGGTATTACCTGTTTAACTAGATCATATTTTACATTTACTGGAAGACGGTCCAGATAATCTATTCTATGTGTCATAATGTAACCGCAGTCTCCTCATAATCTGTAACGACCGACGCGACACTAAGCTCGGCGTCATAATCCAGAACATAATTTCTGAGTGGTCGCACAGTGGATTGATTGGCCGGTACTGCAATAACTTTAATGTAATCTCTAGATAGATATAGTGCTTCTGGAGCAAAGCCTGTTAAAACTACATTACCGTCTGAAGGTCCGTAACATCCAATATTTGTTTTAACGATAGTGCCCTCACCATTTACAACCTCTATAATATCAGAATTTAATTTATTTCTAAAATAACAAGTCGCATCACCACCAAGAGTAAACTTAGATGATGTGATTATGTAGTTTTCAGCATCTATTGCTGCTAATGTTACAGGAAAATCAATCGTATATGTTGCCGATGTATTTAGAACTGGTTCTAATCTCTTTACAATTTTTGTATCCATTTTTGAGTTTAGAATACCTTCATCCAAATTATCAATTTCCGCTAGAAGTATAGAACGTCGAAACACACTCGAAAAAGACGATAATTCTGTATCAACATATGTATCAATTGAATTTTTCACAAGAGTCTTTGTGGCCGCGGCGCTCAATCCCGATCTATTTGGATTGAAATTATAAGTTGTTGTTAGTGCTAAATATATCTCTTCCGGATCTATAAATTCCGTATCAATGGACATAACTGATAATGGGTCGGTGATGTTTGTTGTTATATTTTGTTTCACTAATGCTTTTGTTACATCCGAAGACCCTGTAGGAAATTTTAATGAAACAAAAACTTTACCATATGTTTTTGGTATATGATCTTCGCCACCCCAAGCAACAACATCATCTAATGAAGCCGAATATTTGTTAAGTATAATGGCTCTATAATCCTCGGCGGTAACAAGTCTATTTTGTGATGCGAATACTGCCGGGGCATTTTTTCGAATTGATCTAATAGATTCCTTATCTGAACCCCCAGCAGAATTTGTTACTGTTGTTGATGTTATGGTATATGCGCCCGAACCTATTGTAACGGATCCAGAATGTCCAAATAATTTTACTCCATTTGCGGCATCGCCAACAGTATTCAGATAATTCACAACTATTTTATTACCGGCTGATGGTGACGATCCAGTCAACACACCATCACCAAATGATAATTCGAAATATCCGTTTGGCGATTCGCGAAGAATATAGTGTTTAGATTCCGATGTTAGGGTCACGGCTGTACTTAAATTTGTGTATGTGTTATAATTGGTTGAGTTACGATCATCATACACATTCACGGTAATGGTTGATGTATCCAAATTTACATCCGGAATTACATACAAGTTTTCATCGGCCGCAGCGCCTGCATAAAATGTTTTCGTTTTCTGTGTTCCTTGATAAATCGGAATAGTTGTAGAGTCATCAGAAGTCAAGAACGAATAATTTCCGTCACCATCATCGGTACCAATAACGGTACTCCGCGTTTCAAATACATAACTGGTTCCATTTACGGATCCAGTAAATTTTGTTCCAATAGGGAGCGTAATCGTTGACGCTCTATCTGATACCGTCACACCTAAAATATCCATTGTAATATAACCAACGGATGATGTTCGAGATTTTACATTATAACCTAAGTTTTGTGCGTGGGCCAACACACTCGGCCGCAACTGCGCAGTATTGAGAAACGCCTCATTTAGACCAAAGTTCGCGATAAGACCATTATAGTGGGTGTTATAAGACAAAATGTCCATAATTGTGGTAAGTGCTGATGTTTCGAAATCATAATCCGCAAATTCGGTTTGATTTTGGAAATGCGCAATGAGTGATGCTTTGATATTATCAAAGTCTAGTGCCGTGGACGAAATGCTTGTGGGAAAGTCTGCCATGTTATCTTAGCCTCGATAAAGATGTTTCAAATGTTATAGTATCTGTTGTGTTTACAATTCGAAAAACAATTCTCACAGAAACATCATTTAAATCGATAAGTGATTTTGCGGTAACTTCTAAAAGTTCTGCCCTTGGTTCATAATTTTGTATAGCAAAAGTGATCTGTTCTTCTATATTTTTTTCTGTAAAGAAATCCGCATTTTCAAAAAGAAGAGAATATAAATTCCCTCCGTAATTATACGCAAAAGGTTTTTCACCTCTATTTGTTAGTAAAAGATTTTTTACGGATTGAGTGACTGCCGCGGCGTCTAATTTCTTATATACATCACCATCAGGCTTATTTGAAAATGTGGCATCAATATCGGAATACAATTTGTCTCTGGAAGTTACCAGAGTTGAATTGGCGATATTACCGTCTTGATTAGAAAATCTTTTTATTGCCATTGTTTTTCTTTTTGTTATTATTTATAAGTTTTATTAGTTATTTTCAGGGCTAAGTTGTAGAAATTCGCCGTCACCAATGGGAGAATTATTCCATAAAGTTGTAACTTTGCCAGCAAATGATTGCTGGGCACCAGGTGTTATTACTGGTTGTTTAACGATCAGTTGCGCATTAAGTCTACCTAAAGGATCCATATTATCATAATCAAGAACTATTTCATCATAATATGTCTGTTCAGCTAGTACTCTTGCCATTTGGTAAGTTCCCGCAACATCGATGTTACCATCTAAACCAATCACTTCATAAACAACGGCGCGTCCTTTTGTTCTAAGTTCGAGTGTACCTTCTCCGGTAAGTTG